CCGTCAATACCGGGCTCGGTGCCGGCACGCGCGAACGCGACATGATGATGATCCAGATGATTCTGCAGCTGCAGGAAAAGCTGTTGATGACGCTGGGACCGGACAACCCCTATGTCTCGCCGGACAATCTCTATAACGGCATCGCCAAGTCGGTCGACGCGGCGGGGTTGAAGTCGCCCGACCTCTACTTCACCAAGCCGGCGCCGGAGGAGATTCGGCGGCGAACGCAGGCGGCTGCCGACAAGCCTGATCCCGAGATGCAGAAACTGCAGGCGCAGGCGCAGGCCGAGGCCGCGAAGGCGCGGCTGACGGCGGAGAACCAGCGCCGGAAGCTGGAGATCGAACGCGAGCTGAAGCTCGTCGAAATCCAGCAAAAAGGCGCGCTCACGCGCTACCAGATCGACGCCGAACTGAACCTGAAGCGACAACAAAACGCCGCGCAACTGTTGGGCGGCGAGCCGCTGGCGGCGGCACATATCGGGGGGATTCCGGGGTGAAGCGAATAAGCGATTTAGGGGACGTTTACGAAGCGGCGATGGGCTTGGGCAATACCCTCAGAGCCTCATTACGTGACGCCGAAAGCAAGTGGCGGGATTGAACGTTCTATAGGAGACCGCTACGTCCGCGTCACGCTTAGATAGGCAAGGAGGCAGAGCAGCCAGAAGACGGCGCCTGCCAACATGCTCATCGTGGAGTTGAGCAGCAGGCGGCCGGAGGGAAGACGCTTGAAACCCAGCCAGTTGAAGCCGTTGATGTCGGCATAGATTGCCTCGACCTCGACCACGCCGAAACTGAACAGCGGCACCACGATACGGGCTGTCCGATGCAGTAAAAAATCGAAGATGAGAAGGTCGAGGATGTTGAGGATGAAGCAGACGGCAACATCGAGGGCCACGGCCATTTTCTTCATAATTCGAGACCTCCCGGATATTCCGCTTCATCGCTGCTCCAGCGGCCCTTGGGTTCGCGCGTGCGTTGCTGTGCGCCCCAACAGGTAGTTCAGGACAAAACCGAAATCAACTATTCCGTGTGGCGATGCCTTCTCGAGCGGCAGATAACCGGTGCTGGGGGAAAGCAGCGATTGCAGGCGGCCGCCAAAAAGGCCGGTCCCGGAAATGCAGAGCTCGAGATGCGGGCGCAGGCCCATGCAGGGAGGCGAGCCCAGGAACCCAGGTGGCCGACTGAACTCGGCGACCAGATCCGCCAGATGAAAAAAGAGAAAGATGTCGGAGAGGCAATCGACCTGGAGAGCTTCAGGCGGCTGTGCGCCACCTGTTGCGTTTCGATCCGGAGCCGGGCGACGCCCTTCAATATTCCAACAGTTCTTCTGGACAAGCTTCAATGAAATCCGAAGCGGCAGCAGAAAAGGTGCGGGCGACCGGCGGGGCCGCTTGCGTATACTACTACAGGTAGCATAAAATCGCCGCAATCGGAATGGATGTAATGACAATGGATCCCGAGATTGAACAGTTCAGGAATGAAGCGCAGATCGATCAGCAGAAATTGCCGAACGCAGTTGAGCGCGTGCGGCAGGGAGGTGCGCTCAAGCCTATTAGATTGAATCGGGAAGTCGCGTGGACGTCAGAGCGGCGCCGCCGAGCTTTTGGCCGGCGGCACCCCGCAGGGGTCATTGCCGGAGGGCCGAATGAACGAACATTTACGCAAGCGGATAGTCCAAAAAATGTTGGCCGAGGCGGAACAACCGCCGGCTCCGATGTCGCCGGCAGGGCGGACGGCAGGCACCCAGCCATTGAACGTGAGCAGCCCTTTGGGCGTAGCGGAAGCTGGCGCCGCAACCGCGTATTATCAGTATCCAGGCTATTTCAAGAAGGGACAGGGAGGGCTCGCCGAGTTCCAACGGGAAAAACTGGCGGCGGAATTCGGGTGGTCGTCCGAAGGTATGGGCGAATATGAGACCGCCTTGCGTGCCGGACCATTGAACGGCCTTGCAGCATGGCGGGATTCACGAACCGCCTCAGCCGCGGCGCCAGAGTTGAACGTTCCCGGATGCGCGCCGGGCAATGGTTATGCCGTCGCCAACAAAAACCCTCACAACGATTGCCGTGATGCGTTCCGTCACGCTTATTGGAGCGCATTGATGGCTCAACGCGACGAGGAGAGCGCCGCCAGGCTGGGCGATGCCCATGAACGGTCATCTAAAGGGCCATATCCCGAAGTCTACATGGACCTGCACAACAACAGGGTCGGGCGACGGATCGGAGCGGCTAATAAAGATGCAAGCCGCGAGCAAATCTTCGACCTCGTCGCCGGTGAGCTGGAGAAACGGCGTCTAATCACCGATCCGTTTCAGGCGCTAAAACGATGATTAAACGAAGCACATTGCTGCGTATTGCCAAGTACACATTGGGACTGTTTCTATTAGTTTCCTTGTTCGTCGGCTTCATGTTGAGCAACCTCCTTTCGAGGAAAGTCATCGTTCATGTCGCAAACAGGTCCAGCAACGCAATCGCCGTCGAAGTGGTGCTTTGGGAGCCCAACGTGTGTGACTACGGCGACGAACCGGTGCGCCACATGTTGCGTTTCAACCTGGAGCCGGGCGAAGCCCTCCAACGTCTCCTGCTGCCGGCTCATGGCGGGGGGAACATCAGCACCACCGTGCGAGACGGGCCAAACGAATATCAGGATTATGGACAGTATCTTCTGGGAATGGGGAGCTTCTTTTACCTGGAGAACTATACGGTGGTCTACGACGGCTCGGGCGTCATAAAGATACGACCCCCCAAAATATGGTGAGTGCAGCCTTCGCTTCAGGACGTTCCGTGGGCATTGCGTTGTCGCGGTGAGCAACCCAATACGGTTCGGGTAGCCGTACATCGGGAGGTGCACAACAAGAACGAGGCCGATCAACACCGGAATGCTGCGGATGGGCGAACCCGAAACCGCGGCCATCGACGGCTGCGTCAAGGCGCGGATCACGGATCAGGAGACCCGGGCGGTCTTGCGGCCCAAGCGGGGTAAACCACGGTAGCCGTCACTACAATGGTCAGAGGCTCCCGGCAGCACTCTCGCGCACACGGTCGGCGTACCATCTTCGGCAATTCTATATTCTCACGGAAGTTTTGACGAACGGTCACGGCGCAGGGCGTTCAATCGGGCCCGCAAGCGTCCGCGTGACGACGTCGCGAGCAGACCACAGCCGAAACGGTCAGCAGTATGCCGCCGAGGGCGGCGCATGTCGGAGGAATACCTGGAATGAGAAGGCAAGTACGCGGACTGCAGGATGTCTATGGCGAAGTTCCGACGACCTCGGCGCTGGAACTCCGCGATTTCGGCGAGGCGGCTGCCGGGTTTTCGCCCGATGTAGCGAGTTCGCGCCGGCGCAATCAAGGCAATGGCACCGAGGTGGCGGCGACATACGTCGTTAGCAATACAAATCCAACGGGCTGGCCCTTTCTCGGCAACAATACGCATAGCGGCCTTTTCATTATTCCGGATGACGGCGACCCCGAAGGAAGATTCCTCTACGATCCTTCCGGCAGCTATAGGGCGCCGGAGATTGGAAGCGGACATGCCCTTCACGGCCCGGACGTATCCCCCGAAGATTACCTCAATTATCAACTGCGGGATGGTCCGAGCGTGACCATACGAAGATATCCCACTACTCCAGAAGAAGAAGCTGAAATAATCAAGCGCTCCGATGACGCCGGCGGCGGAGGTGATGTAGATTGCACGTATCTTGTCAGCGGTGCGATAGAAGGGATCGGCCCATTTCGCGAGGTTCAGCAGACCATGTGGCCGGTCGGGCTGGATAACCAGCTTCGTCGGCTTAAGAAACATGTCGGGGAAGCGAGTGATCCGGAGAGCCTGAGGCGGCTGCTTTCAAAGTGAGGTAGGGCGGATGCCGCAGCCTTGATGATTCAACCATAGAGGGATAGTTAGGAAAATTCCATCAAAGGTAGCATAATGCGGTCATAATCCGAAGGTAAGCGAAGAAGCCAACCGGAGGATGTTCGATGCTTTACGCTGCCCTCAATACGATCCGTGTTCTGTTTTGCTATGCCGTCATGTTTGCGTTCATGGATCTTGCCTATGGCAAATTCTTTCATTGGTATATGGCACCATCGTTGGCTTCTGTATGCGTCTTTTCTTTCGTTCCTCTTCCGAGGGTGCGACTTCGGCATCGCTTACCGCTGTTGATCGCTTCTGTAATCGTGGCCAGGTCTCATCAGGCGGCGTGGCGGTGGTACTTCGAGAGCGTTTTCGACTTTCTGTTTTGGTTCGGCCCGCACAATATGGTTTTTCTGCTGGCCTACGCTTTTCTGGAGGGCGGTCTGCTGAGCATGTTCGCGGCGGTTCGGCCGGCCGGTCGTAAGGGGTAACGCTTGTAAGTATTTGCGCGGAAGTGCTTCATCCGCGGCGTCGGAGTGCCGCGCGAATTCGCCCGCATGGGGTGCGTCACTGCTGACCGCCGTAGCAGGTCAATTGCCGCTGAAATGCTGCCGAGAGCATACTTATCCAGGCGGTCGGCTTCGGCTGACGCGCGTTCGCCCCACATTCGCCTTCCCCATGCTCTTTCTCTAGAATTTTACCTGTGGCGTTGCCGGGACGATGCAGCCGGTGTGCAATTCAAAGACCGAAATCAACCATACCGTGTAGCGGGCTCTTCGCCGGCTGCCAGGGTGGACAGCGCAATAGCCGCTCAAGCCTCTTCGAATCGATAACGTTCATGTTTTTAGGTCGCCGCCTGCTGATGGGCGAACGCGCGTGTGGCCCCTCGTCCGCCTGCCGGCAGCGCAGGCGGGGCGAAGAGACACGCAGGCCCCCTCAGCTTCGGGCATTCGACGGGAGCCGGGTTTGACATGAAGACAGAAGACAGGATCGCAGCCGCCCGCGTGCTCATCGACATGCCGCTCTTTCACCTGCTGATGGACGAGCTCGAAACCGCGGCCGTCAACGGCTGCGTGAACGCCAAGCACACAGATCACGAGACCCGCGCGGCCTTTGCGGCCGAAGTGCGGGCAATCCGGAATTTCCGCGGCAAGCTCAAGTTCCTCGCCGAGGGACAAGCCAATGCCGACGGGAAGGAAGCTCCGGCATAGGGCCGGCGCGAAACCTTAAAGGCAAGCCAGACATGACAGACGCAACCACCAACTCGCCGTTTTCCGGCGAGAGTGATAGTGCGCGGCCCTCGCTTTCCCTCGATGACGCTTCAAGCCTCGAGTTCTCCGAGTCCGGCGGGACCGACGAAGAGGAGGAGAGCGAGCGGCTATTGACGAGCGAGACGGGTGAGACCAGCGAAGATGGTCAAGAGACCGGCCAACCCGCAGACCAGGGCGACGAGACACCCAAATCCGAAGAAAAGGGCGAGGAGTCCAACGAAACCCCGGACACCATCATTACCCTGAAAGGTGGCGAGCAGGTTCCGCTCGAGGAACTGAAGCTGGGGTATTTGCGGGAACGCGACTACCGCCACAAAACTCAGGAGCTCGGCAACAAGGGCCGAAATCTTGAGGCGATGACAACCCGCGTCGCCGACACGGCGAACGCCATCGCTCAATTCCTGATCGAACAGCTGCCGGAAGAACCGACGCAGGCTCTGGCTATCCAGAACCCGGCGGAATACGTCCGGAAGAAGGCTATCTACGACGCAGCCCTGACGCATGTGCACCGGCTCGCCGGCATGGGACAGGAGCCTCGCAAGGTCGCCGACGAACTCAGCCGGGCCGCCACCGAGGAAACTCTCGCGGCCGAGAATTCAAAGCTGCTCGAAGCCTTTCCGCATCTCGCGAAGGACGAGGCTCGCCAGAAGTTCTTTGCCGACGCCTTCGCGGCCGGCGAGGACTTCGGCTTCTCCGCCGAGGAGATGCGGCCGGTCACCGATCACCGCTATTTCAAGGTCATGCACTACGCCATGCTCGGCCTCCGGGCCGAACAGGCGAAGAACAGGGCGCTGCAGAAGGTGGCGAACGCTCCGCCGGTGACGGCCAGAGCCAGGCCGAACGGACCGGTAAATCCGCAAGCACGAAAAAACCGGGAAGCGATGAAGAGGTTGTCGAAAACCGGGTCGATCAAAGACGCAATGGCGATCGACTTCGAATAACCATCCCCAAACATTTGACGCGTTTGCAGGCCGAAAACGTCCTTGCAAGCGCATTCGAAGGACCAGAAAAACATGGCTGCTCTCGCCAATACCTTCCTGACCACGGATGCCGTCGGCAACCGCGAGGAACTCTCGGACGTGGTATCCCGCATCACGCCCGAGGACACCCCGATCTATTCGCTCATCGAAAAGGGCAAGTGCGCTTCGATCCATCCCGAATGGGAGACGGACGAGCTTGCCGCTCCGGGGGCGAACATCAAGAGCGAAGGCGACGAATATTCTTTCGGCGCCATCACGCCGCCTGACCGCATGGGCAACTATACCCAGATCATGCGCAAGGACTGGATCATCTCCGGCACGCAGGAAGTCGTTTCCGAAGCCGGCAACGTGCAGAAACGGAAGTACCAGAAGCTCAAGAAGGGCGTCGAGATACGCAAGGATGTCGAATATGCGATCGTCGACACCAACGCTTCGGTCGCCGGCGCCACCCGCGAATTCGGCTCGCTCAACACCTGGACCGAGACCAATGTGTCGCGTGGTGCCGGCGGCGCAAACGGCGGCTTCGACAAGGCCACCGGCCTGACGGTCGCCCCGACCGACGGCACGCAGCGCGCCTTCAGCAAGGCGATACTGGACGACGTGATGCAGCAGGGCTACCAGAGCGGCGCCAATTTCCGGCACGTCTGCGTATCCCCCTATGTCAAGAGCGTGTTCGTCACCTTCATGTCGGACGCCAACGTGGCACCGTTCCGCTATGCCGTCTCCAAGGGCGGCGAACGCAACACCATCATCGCGACGGCGGACTACTACGAAGGCCCGTTCGGCACCGTCATGATCCATCCGAACCGCGTGCAGGCAGCCAATGCGACCACGGCGCGCAACGCCTTCTTCCTCGATACCGACATGCTGGAATTCCTCTGGCTGCGGCAGATCCAGGAAGACAAGGACATTGCCCGGACCGGCGACGCCGACAAGGGTGTGATCATCGGCGAAGGCACGCTCAAGGTGAAAAACGAAAAGGGCCTCGGCGTCGCGGCCGATCTTTTCGGCTTGAGCGAGGCAAGCTGAGGGATAGACGGAGTCCCCCCGGCGCGTTTCAGTGCCCCATCGAGGCATTGAAGCGCGCTTCCGGACGAAAAACCGCTGGACACCTTTCTGGGGATCTCCCTTCAGGGGCAAGGTGCCAGCTTCAGAAGGGATCAGATCAATGGCTACCAAAGGTCGGAAACACGGCCGGACACCCTGACGCCTTACAAAGGGAAAAGGCCGAATTTCGCTCCCCACTCTTGCGAGTGTTCCCGAAATGTTCTACAACGAGAACGGGTACGGAAGTCAGTATGAAGCTTTTGGTGAGTCTTCCGATGGCCGACCGGATGTCTGGTCCCGAGAGGCGGCTGGGATCTTTATGGGATTGCTCGCAGGAGAGGAAGGACCGTGTTTCGAAGGTATCTCAGCGCAGCGTTCGGTGTAGGCATATCGTTCTTCGCCGCGCCGGCAACGGCCGGCCCAGATGAGATTGTCGATGCGCTGCTTCGATGCAGACCGGACTTCTTCGAGGTGTTGAAGACCGAAAAATCAGCGTTCGCGCCGGCGCTGATCCGGCATCGTGAAATCCCAATCTCCGACATCGTCACGTCCCTGGCAAACATTGCGACGTTCCAGGAGTCGATCCAATCTCGCGGAGTCGACATCCAGGTCTACCTGCAGACGGTTATCTCAGGTTCCGGCGATGCCGACCGGCGGACGCATATCTGGGGGGTCTTGGTTCCGGGGGAGCCGCAGGAGGTCATCGGTACGCTGGAAGCGAACGTCCCTGGAGCGAAATTCGAGCCGTCAGCGGATGGCTGGATGCTGAAAGGGGATCAATGGCAGCGACCAGATCCGTGGAGCCTGCTGCTCGTTCGTCGATACCAGGACAATTTCGGCGCCGGCAGCAGCATCTGGTGTTTTGCCGAAACGGCTGTTCTGGATCCCATGCAGGTCCTGCCCAACATCGAAGAGCTGCTCTGGAAGTTCTGACTTCAACGCTTTGAATCTGCGCACTCCTAGCGCAAAGGCGTCACACACCTTTGCTCAAAGTGCCCTGATCGGCTTCGGCGGGCATCAAATAAGCGGGCTTAAACTCGCCTTTTGAGGACAATACGAAGAATCGTCTTGGGACGAATGGAGCAATGATATCGGGCGCCGTTCGGGCGCCGAGCAGTTTTAGCATCGCCTTCGCCGCGACCGTTCCTTTCCGGGAACGTATCTGAAATGCGACGCAGGAGAAGAGGTCTCGGCGACCTTGGGCCGGCTCCCCCAATTCCAGGCTTTTCCAGCTGCGGGCATATGGATTCGCTTCGCGTTCGCGGCGCTTACAGGCAAATTCCGGCCACGGCGGCCGGATTCCGGCCCGGTGTGAATTATGCACCTGTTCCGCTGCAGCATCCGCGAAGATCTCCCTCTTGCAGAAAACGCTGACCAAGGCCGCTGGCGCCGACAGACCCGTGATCATCGGCGAAGCACGCTTCAAGACGAGAGCGTGAAGAGACCCGCCGGCGGGCATTCAACCCGGAAAATTCAAAGGAGCCATTATGGCCGAACCGACTTCGAAATTTCAGCCGGAAACGCTTGACTTCATCGCCCGCAACGCGCGCAAAGCCGATCGTATCGCCAAGGCGCTGGGTCTTGCACCCAACGCCATGATGGGCGCAGTCGCCAACGAATACGATACGCGCCACAATCCGGAGCTGGGAAGCGGATTTAGTGGAGCAGCCGGGCAATGGTTTGGAGATGGATTATCTCAGTGGAACCCCTGGTATCAGAAAATTGATCATGGAAATCTGGAGGAAAGTTATTATGAGGAGAAAACCGAGGAGCGGTCTCCGGACTGGATCGACAGACATGCTCCGAAGAAGATCGCCAGCCTGATCGATAAAATTAAAGAGCCGGCCAGTGTTGATGTAGGGCCGGGCAATATCAAGCTTGGGACGGCGGTCGATCTTCTGGAAGCCTATGTCGCTCAACATCCCGATGAGGGCGACGATCCGCTGGGCCTCAAGAAATATGTCGGCCGTTACGACCGGCTGAGAGACGATCTTCTCAACTTCGAAGACGCCGACACGACTCTGGCCTTCGCCGGGTTGATGGTTGGACGAGCGGAGCCTTTCTTCATCGCTAGAGACGAGGCATCCTGGAGCCGGCTGTCACCAGACGAGCGCGACGCGCTTCGGATCATGTACTACAAACTAGGACCGGAGACGCTCTCCAACAACATTGCCGAAAGCAAGGTGAACGCCAGAACGAATGGCCAACGGTACGACTTCAATCCCAATGGCGATGGCGGCGAGCAGCACCTGAACAATCTCGGGGGGATCGAGAACGCGTTTCAACTCGGCCGTGTGCAGGGCGAGAACGTCATGCCGTACGTGCCGGAAGACGAACTGGAGAAGGAGCCGTATTTCGACTATGAGCTCGGACTTCCAACGCGTGTCTACCGTAAAGGGACGACAATACTGAACCCGCAATACACATATGACCCTTATTCCACTGCCTTGAATGCGCAAGGCAAGCTTCCGCCTTATGCAGGCTTCGATTCGCCGGTGGAGCGTTTGCGGGCAGAGGGAGCGAAGCCTGAAACGGCAGGGGATGCAAGCGTTCCGAGGCTGTCGGGGGGAACGGCCGTACGGCCACCGCCACAGGATCCTGCCGGCAAGTGGAAGGGGAAGCAGCGATTTGAACCGGGTCGGAGAGGCGCAACGGACTTTCCGGATGCGCTGCGGTTCTGGGATGACGCTGTTCGTGGCCGCGCATCGCTGAAGGAAATGTTTGAAGGCTGGACCGAATGAACGGCCGATTCAGCATTCATTCGGTGGCCTCCAGAGCCGGCGACGATCAATTGTTCGACGGGAAATCGGGAGGGAGGCTGAACGAAAACAGCGGCACGGTGCTCCAGAAGCGCGGCTTGGGCGTGCAGCGCGCCATGTCGGCGGTGAGGTGGTCGGTGGGGACGAAGCGGTACTTCGCGAACGACCAGTTATGGCTGTAGTCGTTGTCGCCTGGCAACACCAGAACCGCATGGAAGCTATGGACGATGCCGCGATCGTAGCCGGACGCCGCATAAAGCGGGAATCCGCGCATGTGCGCCACGCTTGTTCGTTCACCTGTCCGTTCGTCCAGAGCGACGCAAAAAGGCTTGCCGTCGGCGATCAGGCTGGAACTTAAAACCACGAGTGCGGCGACCAGCAGTGACCAGAGTCCGGCGAGGCAGGCCAATCCCAGCGGCACCCAACCGAGGCACAGCCGTGCGTCCTCGGAACCGGCGGAGGAGACGAGGAAGACGGAGGATGCCAGTCCAAGCGTCAACGTCATACCGTGCGCCCAAGGAAGGAACAGCGATGGTGAACCGGACAGCGCGCCAATCACGAGCGTAAGGAGCGCGCCGGGCAGGACGATCAGTGGATAGAGAATCCATGCGAGACGCCAATGTAAGCGAATGCCGCCCAAGACATGGGTAGCGGCCAGAACAAAAGGCAGGACCGGCAAAACGAGCAAAAAGGCGAAAACGGTCGTTAAAAACCACGCTTCGCTGTTGGAATAATCCAGTTCCAGTATGATGGCGGCGAACAGGACGGCGTCCGGATGGAATAGTCCCACGGCAATAGCCCCGGTGGCGGCTAGTAAAAGAATGTTCCTGCGTTCCACTGGTGCCTCGAGCTACGGCGAATCATCGCGTTCAGGTTGATTCCTATCTCATTTATCGGAAAAATTGTGACGGCCCGGGCGAATTCGAAAGAAACTCATCTCGTTCCTGGCGGACATTGCGACGTTCCGGGGTCGATCAATCTCGCGGAGTACACATTCAGGTCCGCCTGCAGACGGTTATCTCCGGCTCCGGCGATACCGAGCGGCGGACGCGTATCCGGGGGGTATCGGTGCGGGGGCGAGCCGCAGGAGCTCATCAAGACGCTGAAAGCAAACGTCCCGGAAGCGAAATTCGTGCCGTCCGCAGATGGCCGGATGCTGAAGGGGATCCGGTGCTTTTGCCGAAACGGGTGTTCCAATCCAAGTGCTGCCCGATATCGAAGAGCTGCTCTGGACGTTTTGAACATTAGCCCGACGACTTGAATCAAACGGTCAACAAGCGGCGGGCTTCGGCTCGCTTTTTCTTTTCAGGAAAGATGAACATGGCAGAAGCCACAGAGAAGACCACGCCGGTCAAGCTGCTTTACGACGTCTGGGCGGCCGGCGACGGACGCGTGCCGAGAGGAACGGTCCTCGACCTGCCGGTGAAGGCGGCAAAGACCCTCATCCGGCAGGGGAAGGCCGAGCGCGCCGACCCGCTGCCCGGAGACGCCGAATGATCGTGCGCGATGGTTCGTGGTCCCTCTACGATTACGACCGCAAGAGCGGGCGCTCCGTCTGGCACTATTTCGACGGGGAGAAAGACGTTTTCCGCGTCGACTATCCCGTCGACAATCTCCTGAGCGAAAATGCCGAGATCCGCAACGGCGCGGAGCGCGCCTGGAAGGGGGACTGGCACCGCGTCGCCTCGATCCCGCTGAACATCGCCTACGGTTCCGGCCTCGTGCAGGCCCACTCGGAAGGCGACGACCGTTCCGTGAAGCGGTTCCTCAACAACTCCGACAACCGCGCGTGGCGGACGAAGGAAGGCCACCTATGACCATTTCGGACTATGCGTCCCTCCTGGTGGATGCCGGCGAATATGCCGGCCGCGAGGACATCGCGCACAACTTCCCGCGCTTTCTCGGCCTGGCGGAGCTGAAGCTCAACCGCGGGCTTCGCGTCGCCGACATGGAAGTGACCGATGAAATCGCGCTGATCGACGGGGAGGGCACGCTACCGGCCGATCTCCTCGAAGCGCGCGAGGTCAGGAACGCTTCGGGAATTCCGATTCGCGCCGTATCGCTGCAGCAGCTGACGAACAGCTACGTGGACCGCAGCGGCACGCTGGCGGGCTACGCCATCGTCGGCAGCACGATCAAGGTCCGCCCGGTCTCCGACAATGAGCTGACGGTCACCTATTACGCCCGCATCCCGGCGCTCACCCCGTCGAATCCGACGAACTGGCTGCTGGAGAAGGCGGCCGACGTGTACCTCTATGCCCTGGTGACAGAAATCGCGATCTGGGAGCGCGATGCCGCCAAGGCACAGGCGGGTCAGCAGCTTTTGGCTCTCGCGCTTTCCGGGCTCACTGTCGAAGACGAGCGTACCCGCTGGGGCAATGCGAAGATGGTCGTTGGAGGGGTGACGCCATGACGGATACGAAGAACTTGATTTTCTCCTGGCTGACGAACGGCGTCGAACCTTCGCGCACAAATCATCAGGAATTGGCGGACGCCATTCTCTACGGCAGCCCCGCACAATCTCCGGCGCGCAGGGCGGCAACGCCGATCGCCGGGCAGGAGTGGGCGGCGGTGGAACAAAACGACATCGACGGTATCCAGAAACCGGTTCCGCCCCGCGCCGACGGCATAAACGGCGCGGTCCGCGCCGCGGGGCAGGGCGTCCTGGGGATCGGTTCCTACCTGGACGAAATGGATGCGGCGACGAATGCCACGCTGGCACCGGTATTCGATCCCCTGTTGCCCGACAGCTTTGAGAAGCTTCCCGGTGAAACATGGAGCGAGCGATACGACCAGGCGCTGGAAATTCAGCGGCGTGACAGCCGCGAATATAATGAGGACCATCCTTATCTTTCTACCTCCCTCAAACTGGCTGGCGGTGTCGGTTCCGCGGCGGCGCTGTTGAGGGCGCTGCCGTCGATCGGGAACTATGCGCTTGGAAACACCGGCGCATCGATTGCCGGCCGGGTGGCTTCGGGTACCGGTGCCGGTGCCGGGACCGGCATCGTACAGGGGTATGGCGCCGGAGAAGGGGGTGCCGAGAACCGGTCGAGCGAGGCTCAGATCGAAGCGCTCTGGGGTGCCGGCGCCGGCGCTGTCGCGGTGCCGCTGGCATCGGGGCTCGGGAGGCTTGGCTCTGCGGCCTACCGCAAGTTTTTCGGCACAGGCGGTGATGTGCCCGTGCCGAGCGCCCCGGCCAATAGGGCACCCGGCATGGCCGCCGAGAAGGCGCAGGACGGTGGAGAACTTGCCTCCGGCAGAGTGGGGCTTTACAATCATCCGGCCAGGCCTCAGCGTCCTTTCGAGGTGGATTATCCGGCAAAGGAGAAGAGCTATGCCGAACGGGGAATCGCCGACGAAAACGGAAAGCTCCTGCAGGACATCGAGGGATACGACTTCGATGGAAACGAAATCATCGCCGGTCGGCGTTATGCGGGACAGGCTGATAGCAATCTCTCTACCGGAGAACTGGGACACGTTGTCGAGAGAACAACGGGAACAGTGCCTCTTAAAGTTGCGCGAGGAAGCGTTAGGGGCGACCACGGCGTAACGCTCTACGACAAAGCCTCCCGCCGACCTGCCGAGGTTCTGACCGCCGACGATGTTTCGCCGGAGGACTATCCACTTCTGCTCGCTCACGAGACCGGCCATGTCGTCGATCAGGCGAGCGGGGAGCGGTTCTCGCTCGGGATGAAGGGCATGAGCCCGGAGGAGATCGCCCGGATGGCTAAGACGCGGGCATCCGGACAAGGCCTTTCCCCGCAAGAGATTGCCCGGTTGATCGAGGCCAGATACTCGCGGACCCTGGAAGGGCTTCCTCCCGAAGAGCGGGAGCTGATCATCCGCCAGGCCCGCCGAATCTACAACGACCGCAACATGCATCCGGACAATCCGCGGATGCTGATGCAGGAGCGTACAGGCGTGCCAGTAAAAGAAGAATACCAGGTGACGCCGCAGAAGCAGGGTTATCCAGACGATACCGCCGAGCGTGAATATGCCGCGGAAGCCTTTGCCGCCTATATGAGCAACGCAAACGGCACCAAGACGGATGCCCCCGATCTGGCGAAGATGCTGCGGCAGATCGTCCGGGAGACGCCGGAACTGAAGGGTATTCTGCGGCTCAACGGCGTTGGCGGCTTGGGGGTTACCGGGATCGCGGCCGGGTCCAACGGCCTGGCTGGATACGACGCCAAAGGAAGCAGGACCGGGGAGAGTTGGCCATGACCCTGGCGATTGTCTTCTCGCCGATGACCTGCTCGCCATGCGGGGTGGCAGGCGAAGCCAGTCCCGCGCTGCTTTTTCCGCCGACGTTCAATCGCTCATTCGCGGGCTATCTTCGCAGACGGTTCAGTTGAATCGGATAATATGTTTGACCGTCGGGTGGCGCCTGACTTGGTCACGGATAAGAAAGGCAATGTCCGGCCCCACCGTCTTGATATAGTTCGGATCGAGCAAATAAGCGCAGATCGAAATGGCCGCATATTCCCGGCGGATGGCGTCGCCTTGATATCCGTGGTTCTCGGGGCCGACCCAGTGTTCTTCCGGTATGGGCACGCCGCTCTGCTCCTGCCGGACCCTGCGCGGATCGTCCGGGGGAGTGTACATATCGTTGTAAATACGGCGCGCTTGCATCAAGGCTGCCCCGGCCCGCGGTATTCCACCGACCTTCCGGTCGATCATGTGTCCGATTTCAAGGCAGAGAGCGAGCTTGTCTTGCGGCGACATCCCGTCCACGACGCGCTCGATTTCGCGATCGGGGGCGGACTCATCCACCGCCTCGCGATCTTCGGTCGATGCCGGCGACGATTTCGCGTTCGGCGCGGCCTCCGGCTTCCGGGGGGCAACCCATTTCAAAACGGCGTCGAGAGACGACCGGAGGAAGGTATGCCCGGCACCCGCCGGTTTCGCCTGCGACTCTTCGTTCGACATGCCTTTTCTCCCCGCCGGATAAGCCTCCACGAACGGACGTCGAGGCATAGCCGGAGGAGCGTATCGAGACCCGTTATCGAGAGCAAGCTTTCAGCACGAGCCATTGTGCCGACGCGGCAAGACTCCCGGCCGCGGCTTTTGCAAGCCCGTACCGGAGCGCATTTACCGCGGCACAGGAGAACCGCATGAGCGAATATCTTCACGACTGAATCGTGCAAAAAAATGCTGAACGAAGCTTCGACGCCGCGGCGTGCGATTGATGCCGCCTGCCATCCGAGATCGTCGGCAGCATCCGGTGCTTTGCCGAACGGGTGTTCTGGCCACGGTGCAAGTCCTGTCCGATTTCGAGAGCGGCTCCGGACGTTTTGAACATATCCCCACGTCTTGAATGGGGGTCCGCATCAACAAGCGGCGGGTTCGGCTCGCCCTTCTTTTAGAGGAAAGACCATGGGGGAAGCCAAGGAGAAGACGACGATCGGAGACGAGCGCGCCCGTTGCGGGAATGCGCGGACAGTCATCGCAGGAGCGACGCCATGACCGATGCGGCGAAGAAGCGGATCGCATCCATGATTCTCGATGGCGTTCCGCCGCAGGCTGAGGGCCTGCAACCCCAGATTGCTGGGTCACTTTCCTCCCGACAGGAGATGGAGTATGATCCTCCAACCTTGCCTCAGCGGCCGGTCGAGTTGGATTATCCCGCAGGAGAAAAGAGCTATGTCGAACGAGGAATCGCCGATGAATCAGGACGATTGCTGCAAGACATCGACGGAAGACCCCTCACAGCGCGCTATGTCGCGGGCCGTACGCATGTGCGCGGGGCTGATACCGTACTCGGCAACGAGGGACTCGGTCGAATTGTCCTTTGGGGAACAGGAGAGTTCCCTAGACAAGTTCATGGAAGCAAGATCCAAGGCGCAAACGGCGCAACGGAAATAGATCTCAATACGGGCGAACCAAGAGGCGTCCTTCTTTCCGCCGACCTTCATCCGAACGATATCCCGCGCGTCCTTGCCCATGAGCGCGTTCTTGCCCGTGAGACGGGGCATGTCATCGATCAGCTCACCGACACCATGTCGATCAACGGGATCGAGGACGAAGCGGGACGCAATTATCACTGGCTCATCACGGGCGAAGCGCCACAGCCCGGCGCAAAGCTCGTCGGCCCTGAGGATCTCGGATATCCGCAGCACCTGATCGATCTCGCCGGGACCGGCGGATTGGCAGGTTTCAAGGAAACCGGGACGGGGAAAGGCGAGCTATGACCCTGCTTTCCGCAGTCAATCGAGTTTGCGACATCGTCTCGCTCTCGCCGTTCGACAGCGTCTACGGCTCCGACGAGCCGAACGCGCAGACGATGGTTGCCATGGCGCAGGAGGTAGGCGACGAGATCGCCCGCCGCGCCGACTGGCAGAAGCTCTTGAAGGCGCACACCGCTGCCGCCTCGCCGGTGACCCTGCCTGACGATTTCCAGCGGCTGACGCCTGGCGGCCCGGTCAGGACAGCCGCCGGCGTCTTCGTCCGCCCCGTCACCAATTCCGGCCAGTGGGCGGTCATCGCCCGGATATCCGCGGCGCAGCCATATTTCTTCATCAGGGGCGGGCAGGCGCTGTTCTCGCCGGCCTCTGCTGCCGCGAGCGCCGTCATCGATTACGTCTCGAAGAACTGGATCCTGCACGATCCGGATGGGCCGCAGGATGCCTTTTCGGCAGACGATGACACGACGCTTTTCCCCGAGCGACTGCTGGTCAAGGGCATCGTGTGGCGCTGGAAGAGGCAAAAAGGCCTCGCCTACGAGGACAACCTTGCCGAGTTCGAAGCCGACCTCGCGCAGGAGATCAACGCCGACAGGGGCGCCCAATGAGAATTCAGCCAAGGCCGGCCCGTATAGGGCAATCCAATCGCGGGGCCGTATCCATCGGCCGTCAACAGACATCGCAGCCGGTGACCTTCCCTGCGCCGAAGGGCGGGCTGGTCACGACCTCGGACATGGCGTCGCAAGAGCCGGGCTCGGCCACCGTGCTGCGCAATTTCTTCCCGACGCTGATGGGCTGCAAGATCCGCGGCGGCTCGCAGAAGAAAGGTCTTGCGGTAGACGGCGGTGATATCAAGAGCGCCTTCAAATACAAATACGGCAGCAACGAAAAGCTGTTCATGGCGACGAACGCCGGCATCTACAACATGACGTCGCCGGCCGCGCCCCCGATCACGACCGCGGCGGATGTTTCCGGTATGAGCGGCGGTGATTGGTGCGCCTTTCAGCATACCAATGCCGGCACGTCCTATCTCGTGTGCCTCAACGGCGCCAATAACCGGCAGCTTTACAACGGCACGAGCTGGACGACCTCTCCTGCCATCACCTTCACCGATGGCACGACGATGCCGCAGCTCAATTACGGCTGGCTGTTCAAGAACCGGCAGTTCTTCCTGAAGAACGCAACGCTTGACGCCTATTACCTGGCGGTCAACGCGGTCGGTGGCGCCGCTTCCGTCTTTCCCCTTGGCGGCGTGATGAAGAAGGGCGGCTCACTACTTACCGGCTTCTCCTGGTCGCTGGAAAGCGGGGACGGCCTCAGCGACATGTGCGTGTTCGTCTCGACAGAGGGCGAAATTGCGGTCTACGCCGGGTCCGATCCGTCGAGCGCTTCCGACTTTGCATTGAAAGGCGTCTATCAGATCGGAAAGCCGCTCGGAAAGAATGCCTGGATCAGGGCAGGGGGCGACATTCTCGTTGCCACGACGGACGGACTCACGCCGATGTCGCAGGTGTTCCAGCGCGACCGGCAGGCTCTTTCGCTGGTGTCCGTCTCTCGCCCGATCGAGGATGACTGGCGCAAGGCAGCCAACGCCACCGGGAGCGGCTGGACGCTGACGCAGTGGCCGGAACAGAACCTCGTCTTCGTGGCCTTTCCGGAAAACACCGTGGTCACCGACACGACCTTCGTCCTCAACGTGCTGACCGGCCGCTGGTCGACGGTCAGCAACTGGCAGGCGCTCTGCTACGAGACGCTGCAGGGCGGACTGTTCTTCGGCTCGCTCGACGGCGTTATGTGGCAGGGAGATGCGGGCGGGACGGATGACGGGATGGCCTTCTCGGCGACCTATCTTTCGCAGTTCTCGCCGGCCGGCCAGTTCGGCCAGCGGGCGACGGCCACGATGGCGCATATGTACTTCCGGGCGAAGTCCAGCCCCAAGGTAAGGCTGTTTGCCCGTGCCGACCACGATCGGTCGACGCCCACATTCGCCACCGCGACCGAAGGCGATGCAACCTCGTCCGAATGGGACGTCGGTTTCTGGGACGTGGCGATCTGGGACGGCGTTTCACAGGTGCGGCGCTACGAATTCCGGCAGAACGTCCGGGCGGCTGGCGACATGCTGGCTGCCGGCTGTGTCATCACCTCGGGCGGAAAATTCAAGCTCGATATCGAGGTCGATCTCGCCACGGTGCAAGTCTCGGTCGGGGAGGCCAGCGCTTGAGCCTGATCTGGGGCGGGGCATCGAACCCCGCCGTCAATCAGGCCATAGCCCGGTTCGTCGCAAGCCGCATTCCCGGCTGCGACCGCGGCTTCGAGCATTTCACGACACTGGGAATGATCGAAGGCGAGCACCTCGTCGCCGGCATCGTCTTCCACAACTACACGCCCGAGGCCGGGGTCATAGAGCTTTCGTCCGCTTCGACCAGCAAGCGCTGGCTGACGCGCCCGATGCTCAAAGCGATGTTCGGCTACCCCTTCGATCAGATCGGCTGCCAATTGGTCGTTCTCAGGGTCTCCGAGCGCAACACCGCAATGATCGAAATAGCCGAGCGTTTCGGCTTCAAGGCCTGCCGCATCCCGCGCCTCAGGGGCCGGGAGGAAGCGGAAATCATTTTTACGTTCACAGATGACGACTGGCGCAGCCACGCCGTCAACAGAAGGTAGACGCCATGGGGAAGCAAAAAGCTCCAAGCCCTCCGGATCCGAACAAGACGGCCGCGGCACAGACGGCAACCAATATCGGCACGGCGATTGCCAACCAGACGCTCGGCAACGTCAACCAGGTGACGCCCGACGGCAACCTGACCTATTCGCAGACGGGCTCGACGAAATGGACGGATCCGTTGAACGGCAAGGAATATGATCTGCCGACCTATACGGCAACGCAAACGCTTTCGCCCGAGCAGCAGGCCATCAAGAACCAGACCGATGCCGCCGAACTGAACATGGCGACGCTTGCCAGCACACAATCGGGCAAGCTCAACACTCTGCTCGGCAGCCAACTCGACATCTCCAAGGCGCCGGCGGCGGGAAGCGCGGGTGCGATCGGGCTGCCGAAGTACCAGAGCTTCACCGGCGGCCCGCAGCTTCAGACCGGCCTTGGCAATTACGGGAACGTGCAAAGCTCGATCGCCGGAGCCGGCCCCATCCAGACGGGCCTTGGAAATACCGGCAAAGTTCAAACGGCGCTTGCCGGCGCCGGGAACGTTCAAAGCGCGATCGCGAACGCCGGCCCCATTCAGAACCAGGTTGCAAATGCCGGCAAGATCCAGACATCACTTGGCAATGCAGGCGACATCACCAAGTCCTATGCTTTCGATATCGACACCTCGAAATACGAACAGGCGTTGCTCGACCGGCTGAACCCGCAGCTCGAGCGGGACCGGGCGGCGCTCGAAACGAAGCTCAGCAACCAAGGCCTGCAGCCGGGTTCCGAAGCCTATAACCGCGCGATCGACGAAGCGAACCGCGCAGCGAACGACGCGCGGATAGGGGCGACGCTGAGCGCGGGGCAGGAACAATCCCGGATCGCCGGGCTCGCGCAAGGCCAGGCGATGTTCCAAAACTCCGCCCAGCAGCAGGCCTATGACCAGATGACGGGGATCGGCCAGTTCTACAATTCCGCTCAGGCGCAGCAATATGCGCAGAACTCGAACGACATGCAGATGGCCAACGCCGCCCAGGGGCAGACGTTCGGCCAGAACCAGGCGCAGCTCGAGGCCGGCAATGCCGCCCAGCAGCAGCAGTACGACCAAACCCTTTCTTCCGGCCAATTCGCGAATGCCGCCCAGCAGCAGCTGTTCAACAATGCCCTCCAGGCCGCCCAGTTCACGAACGCCGCCCAAGAGCAGAGGTTCGGCCAGAACAAGGCGCAACTCGAAGCCGGCAATGCAGCCCAGAACCAGAAGTTCACCCAAGGATTGGCGGGTGCCGAGTTCGGCAACAACGCGCTGCAGCAGCAATACCAGAACCAGAACACCGCCGCGGCCGGCAACAATGCGCTTGCCGATCAGCGCTTCAACGCCCAGCAGGCGAAGTTCAACCTGCAGAACCAGGAGAGAGCGCAATATCTGAACGAGCTCTATGCCCAGCGCAACCAGCCGGTCAACGAGATTTCGGCGCTCCTGTCCGGCGCCCAGGTCGGCAGCCCGAATTTCGTGCCGACGCAGGGGGTGCAAGTCCCGACGGTCGACTATGCCGGTCTCGTCAACCAAAACTACCAGAATCAGCTCAGTACATGGCAGCAGAACAACGCCAACTCGCAAAACCTGCTCGGCGGCCTGCTCGGCTTCGGAGGGCAACTCGCCGCGCTCTCCGATAAGCGGGCGAAGAAGGACGTCGAGAAAGTCGGCCAACTCAAGGGCCATGGCCTCTACGAGTATCGCTATAAAGGCAAGCACGACGACGGGAAGCGGCACATCGGCGTGATGGCCCAGGAAGTCGAGAAGATGCGGCCGGACGCAGTGTCGCGCCGCCCTGACGGGCTCCGCCAAGTCGACTACGGCAAGCTTTTCACTGCTGGAAGGAAGAAATAATGGCTCCATCCTTCATCTTCGGTGGGAATACGGGCGAGACGCCCCAATCCGTCAAGCGCAAGCGGGATCTCGCCATGGCGATCATGGGTGCTTCTGCTGCGCCCAGGAACGTCGGCGAAGGCCTCAATGCGCTCGGCTCCGGGATTGTCGCGGGCATCATGAACCGGCGCGCCGACAAGGCCGAAAAGAGTGGCAGGGCCGGTGCCGACAGTGTGTTCCAAGGCATCGTGAACAGGATTACCGGTCAAGCGCCGGATGCGGACGGGTCACGCATGGTTTCGACCGGGGCAGGACCGGCGAGCACTGGCCCTGTATCTTCGCAGTCTTCCGCTTATCGAGATGCAATCGCCTCGATCGAGAGTGCAGGCAGCGGCGGCTACAAAGCGGTTGGCCCGACGCATCCGAAAATGGGCCGCGCGCTCGGCCGATACCAGATCATGGAGGCAAATGTCGGCCCATGGTCTCGCGAAGTGCTCGGCCGCGAAGTGTCGCCGGACGAGTTCATGGCCGACGCGCGGATTCAGGACGCCATTTTCGACGGCAAATTCAACAGCTATGTGCAGCAGTTCGGTCCAGAGGGCGCGGCTCAGGCGTGGTTCGCGGGCCCCGGCGGGGTCGGCAAGACAGACCGGAAGGATACGCTCGGAACCGACACAGGCACCTATGGACGCAAGTTCATGCGCGCCCTTGGATCACAGGGACAGCCGCAGAAAGCCGCCGGCCGCGATCCCTCGATCGGGATGCCGCATCAAACCGCCGCGGGCGCGGTCAACGCCATGAGTGCGGGGATAAGCAGCCCTTCAGCGTCGCTTTCGGAAGAGGTCGCCGCCTTCGAGCAGACGCCTGAGTACCGGGCCCAATTCCCCGGCATGAACGTGCCGCAGGGCATCCCCGCGCAGTTCCAAGCCTCCCGGAAGCTCGCCAATGCGCAGGGCGGCATCATGCCGGCGCTCATGGGCGGCGCCCCGGCCTCGCCCGAGCAGATCGCAGAGGCGCAGGCGATCGGGCAGCAGCAGGCGCCGCAAGCCCCGACCCGGATGGAGCTACTTCAAGCCCTCGGCAATCCGTTCCTCAGCGAAGAGCAGCGCGCGATTCTGCAGACACTCCATCAGCAGCAGGTGCAGCAGTCCGATCCGGTGCGACTGATGGAGCTTGAAAGAGGACGCCTTGAAATCGATGCCATGCGAAACGGCGAATGGTCAAAACTCGATGACGGCAGACTCTACAATCAGCGTACGGGAGAAGTGAGGGGCACCCGAACCAAACCGAACGCGTGCCTCCCGAACTTGCCCTGAGCCCGCGATACGGCGTTGACAACGTGGTCGTACGACCCTGCCTCACGACGTCAGTTTGTCGAAGCAACCCAAGGGCCGGGTGTGGCGCTGGCGGGGCTGAGGCAATCAAGGAAGAGTGTTGCCGGCAGTCCAGCGGAATGAACGAAACGGGAAAACACGGGCGGTTCTTCGGAGCCGCCTTATTTCATGGAGGTTACGATGCCACGCACAGGCGGAGTCTATTCACCACCTGCCGGCACGAAAGGTGTGTCCAATACGACCATTCAGAGCGTGCCCTACAATGCGCTTGTGGATGACCTCAGCGCCGACGCCAATGCCGCGCGGCCGGTCACGGCAGGAGGGACGGGGGCGACCTCGGCAAGCGCAGCCCGGACCAATCTCGGATTGGCGATCGGTACGAACGTGCAGGCCTACGACGCCGGCCTGCAATCGATTGCCGCGCTCGCGACTGCCGCCGACAGGATGATCTACACAACGGCAGCCGATGCCTATGCCACGACGGCGCTGACGCCGTTCGCGCGCACGATCCTCGGCGACGCAGACGCAGCGGCGGCGCTGACGACCCTGGGTGTGTCCGCTTTCGTCAAAGCGCTCCTGGACGACACGGATGCGGCTACCGCCCGGACGACGCTCGGAGTCGCAATCGGAGCGGACGTGCAGGCCTACGACGCCGGTTTGCAGTCGATCTCCGGGCTTACGACCGCCGCAGACAGGACGATCTACACGACCGCATCGGATGTCTATGCGACCACGGCGCTGACGCCATTTGCGCGAACGATCCTCGACGACACCAGCGCCGCTGCCGTGAAGACCACGCTCGGCCTTGCGGCAGTGGCGTCGTCCGGATCGGCCTCGGATCTCAGCTCGGGAACGATTTCCGACGCACGGCTTCCGGGCTCGATGGCGGGCAAGAATTTCTCGTCCGGCGTAAGCTTCGCCAATGCGGTTGCTGCCGGGAATACCGACCTGTCGAAGCATATCCAGCTCTACAGCGGTTACGGATTCACGATCACGGGTTCGACCCTGAACTATACGGTCCCGGCCAACTCCTCTCATGTGTGGAACGTCAACGGAACGGAAGTCGGCCGCCTCAATTCCTCGGGCCTGACGCTGGCAACACCGCTTGCGCTCGTCGAAGGAGGTACGGGCTCGACGGACGCCGCGACGGCGAGATCCAATCTCGGTGCGAACAGCGCTTCCAATCTCACGACCGGAACCGTTCCGAACGCCAGAATTTCCGGAGCCTATGACGGCATCACGACGCTCGGCCAGACCGGCACCCATACGATCACCACCCCCGGCGAGGCGATACGTATCGTTGGCCCCGCCTCCACCGACGATCCGTATGTGAGCTTCTATAAGGGGGCCACTCGCCAAGCTTATATCCAGCACACCGACGGCACGGGCGTGAATCAAGGGTTTCGCATTTATAACGATACGGCGACCGGCGGCGACACGGCCCTCACACTGAAGAATTCCGGCGGCGTCGACAGCCTGGAATTCCAGGTCAACGGCGCCGAGCACGTCGTCTATCACTCCGGAAATCTATCCTCGGCCGACCTTAACTCGATCTATGGCTACACGCCGGCGTCAAACGCGGTCAGTACCACTGCCGGCAACGGCTTGACCGGCGGCGGCACGCTTGCGGCAAGCCGGACCCTGACGCTCGGTACGCCTTCGAACATCACGAACTCGACCACCAACTCGGTCACTGCGACCAGCCACACGCACGCGCTGGGATTTACAGCGGCGGAGGTTTACACGGGTTCGACGCAGGACGAAACCAACCTGCCGATCGGGCACGTCATCGCCGCCTATATCAACGGGTGGAACAATCGCAATCAATCGACGACGCTTCGCCTTCACTCACAGCCAATGAGCTACTGTACTGACTCATTCAGTTCCGCCGGTGCCGCTTTAGCCGGCACTTGGCGCGCGAGGGGGGTGGTGTCTACTGACGGCAGTGGAATTCAACTCTGGCAAAGGACGGCTTAACAATGCGCCTGAACGAAGTATATGCCGCGCACGCGACCCGTGAGCCGGGTGTTTTCATTATTCAATGCAACATCACGGACGCAGCGGGAGAGACGTATGATGCCGTGTCGGTTGTGCGTCCGAACGACCCGCACGGCCTTAATCCTATTCTCAGGAAGTGGATGGAGGACAATCCCGGTTTCACGGTCGGCCCTTATCCGCCGCCGATTGCCGACAAAACGCGAGCGGCAATGCCGCCTCTGCCAGCGCGCCAATTGAGACTTGGCCTCTTTGGCGACGCACACCATGAGATATCCGAAAATGCGCGGAGAACCGGCGTCTAGTTCCCGGTATCTAAGTCAGGATAACACGCACGAAATGGTCACCCCCGAAGAAGCGATCAGGCTGGTGCCACCGATACTGGAACCTAGATCGGGTCGGGAGGCGACATCCCGTAGGAGGATATCCGACGGTGGCCCCGTTGTATCGCTATAGATCTGCTGGTCGATCAGATACACCACTATGCGCTGGCCTAAAGCCTGTTGAGATTCATTTGGAGTTTATGACGGCTTCTGTGAGATTGATAATGG